GAGGATCTTCATCCCTTCGCGGCGTCCGATCTCCAGGATCCCCTCGATCGTGTAGATCTCGGAGGCGTATCGGTTCCGCCACAGGGGAGTGATATCGGACCTCCACCTGATCGTCCACTCCGTCCGGATCTGGGCGACGACCTGATCGGCCTCGACTCCTTCCCGGGCGGTGACGTCTTTCTTCTGGGCCCAGACCTCCGCCTCCGTGGTGAAGGTTTCGGAGACCTGGCCGAAGGAGTCCGTCGAAGTGGTGGGACGTAGGAGGTCCACCTTCCGGTCCATCCTTCCCGCGTTCATCGGAACCTGAAGAGGGACTTCACGAGACGATCGAAGGCGAGGGGGATCTCGTAGGGCTTCCCGCCGAAGGCGACGGCCTGGCGGTTCTCGTAGAGGTGGGACATATACAAGAGGGCGGCGTGGACGAAGACCTTCGGAACCTGGTCGACGACCGGATCGTCGTCGGTTCGTTCGCGGTCCTCCAGGCCTACGATCGTAAACCGGAAGGGGAACGGGTGATCGTCGTCCCGATCGGTCGGTTCGCTGATCGAGTCACGGGAGAAGAGGACGGACGGAGCCGTCTCGCCGAAGATCCCGAAGTCGGAGACGTTCAGGTCGGTGTAGGCGGTCGCGCCCTCCTTCAGGTAGCCGACCGCAGAGATCGACGCCGCGCGGAACGGAAGTTCCACCCGGAGAGGGATCCCTGGGACGTGGACGCGGTACGTCGCCCGGACGGGGTTCCGTCCGGTGACGTCCGCGGTGTGGCGGATCGCGGCCTCGGCGATCTGGAGGAAGTAGGTCCTCTCGTCACCCGAGGCGGGGATCGTCACCCGGAGGTGGTTCTCGATCACGCCCTCGCCTCCGAGGATCTCGAAGGGGTCGTCGATCGGGAGGGTCTTGTCGATTCGGTAGGCCATCGCGTCGTCTTTTGTGGGAACTCGGGGATCGAACCCGACGGAGTCGCCGTTCCTGGTGGCGAGTTCCCGACCGCTTCAGCGGTCCCAGGTAGGAACCGAGGGGGGAGGTAATCTTCAGACCTCCCCCCGGTTCACTCCGCCAAATTAGGCGGGATCGGTCACGAAGTAGGCCGCGCTCGCCGCGTGGCCGGTCTTCGCGTTCGCGTAGACGTTCATGATCAGACGAGTCACGCCGGTGTGGGCCGCGGAGTATTGGTCCACGATCAGATCCGCGCCGCCCCAGTAACAGACGTAGGTGTCCTCCATATTCGCAAAAAGGAAGGGCTCCAGGGTCGCCTCGTTAGTGATCGCGGTCGTCGCCGTTCCGCCGTACACTTCGGAGTAGATATCGTAGTCCGTGTCCGTGATGATCCCCTTGTTCGCGAGAGAGGTCGCGAAGGCGTTATATCCCACGATTTTGTCGCCGACGAGGATCCCGACGCCAGAGTTCGAGACGGCCTCCGTCACGCGGGCCTCGGCCATCGAACCGAACGATCCGAAGAAGGCAGAATTCGCGGAGATCCCGTTCGCGTCTCCGACTTTCGAGACGAGTCCGTTCACGTTGGCGAAGGTCAGACCGCCGACCACCGCCGCCGCCGTTTCCTTGCGGGTCATATAGGTCGTCGCCTTGTCTGCGATCACGTTCTTGAAGAACTCTTGGTCGATCAACGCGCCAGAGTGGCGGCGGAACTGGGCCGCGACCACTGCGTCGAATGAGCCCGCGGACATTGCGAGGGCTTGTTGAGAGATATCAATCCGGGAGGCCATCTTCACCGGTGAGATCTTGACGCCGCTCATCGCCGAGACGTTCGCGAGGGCCGAGGTCTCCGCCGCGACTTGAGTCGCGTCAGAAGGCAAAGAGGGGAGAAGGACGTCTCCCGCGACTCCGGTGATCCGGTTCGCGCCTGCTCGTTCCACGACGGAGTCGGGGACGAGTCCCTGGAGTACGCCCTGGGCGATCTCTCCGGTGACGTTGGCAGTAGACGAGGAGGTCGTCGCGATCGCGCGGGCCTCCATCAATGCGATCGGGATCTGGAGAGTACCAGAGGGAGAGATTCCCGCCTCGCGGAACTCCTTCACGGCCTCCTCTGCCATCTCGCGCTCGAGACCTCCGAGGCGGCCGGTCGCCGCTTCCTTGATCGCCTTCGCGAGAGAGTAGTCGCGAGAGGCGCGAGAGAGTTCGCGGGCCTCCGATCCGCTCGTCGCGTGATCAACTGCGACGGCCTTCGCCTTGAGGGCGGCCGTCACCTTCTCGGATCGCTCGATCTGCTTGTCGAGGTCCTCAATCTCGCCGACGATCTGGTCGGCGCGGGTGTTCTCCTCGGTCGTGTTGTCGCGACCTTCGGCCTCTGCGGCCTTCAGGATGGAGTCGAGGGCGTCGACGCGCTCCGCCCGGGCCTCCTTGAGTTGTTGGGGTGTTTTCATCTTTTGGGGATGTATTGGGAAAAGTGGGCCCGGCGGATCCGGTCCCGTTGTTTTTGTATGTTGTCGCGGTGGGGCGTTTTCGGGCCTTCTGCGGCGTTTTCTCGTTGCTCCTGGACCTCTGGGTCCTCTGGGCTCGTTTCGTTCGTTCCTGCGGCCTCAAAACTTCGCAGAGCGGCCGAGGCGTCGGAGTAGGCCCCGATCGTCACGACGGAGACGTCGATCAGGCGACCGACGCGGGAGATCGTGCGGGTCTCCATCTCGTCACCTTCGGCCCTGCTCCAGGACTCGCCGCCCTTCGCGATCGTGAAGGCGAAGGACGCCTCCCGAACGATCCCGCGGTCCATCAGTTCCTGAAGGTCGCGGCCGGTGGTCGTGTCTGGGATGGGGAAGGAGTACCGGAGGCCGTAGTCGTCGACGGAGAGTTCCAGGCCCGCGCCCACCTTCGCCAGTGGCCGGAGGTGGTCGTGGTTAAAGAGGGCGACGACTGGATCCTCCAGGCGTCCCTCGAAAGCGGACCGGGCGATCTGCTCCCTGAAGGCCCCGTTCCGGGACTGGATCGTGGTCGGGGAGTTGAACACGGCGGCGTATCCTTCGACGCGACGTTCGTCTCCGACTTGTCGGATTTCGATCGTCTGGGTTTCTGGTGTGAGATATCGGCGTTCGATCTCGTTCATCGTTTCGTGTTTTTGTTCTGGGTCCCGCTCCTCATCCAGGGCGGCGTCGAGACGGCCGCCTGGATCTCTGGGATCGGTCGGATCCTTCCCGTCTTGAGTGACGTTTGTCGGAGTGGAGTCGCCCCCGCTTGGAGACGATCCTCCTCCGTCGGTCAGAGGGGACTCGGTGGTGGGTTCCCCGGCGAGGTCCTCGGAAGAGGGCGGCCCACTCGGGGGGATATTTTTCGCAAACGTGAGGACGTAGCCGGCCTCCGTCTCCTGGATCCCCAGGAGGTGACGGGACTCGGTCGTCGTGGTTTGATCAGTGGAGAGGACGATCTTCTGGTCTTCTCCTTTCGTCGGGAAGTCAGTCATCGGTGGGATCGTCTGGTTCGGGATCTGGATCTGCGACGGCGTCGGGATCTGGATCTGGTGGAAGTGGTCGGTCTGGGAGTGGCTCCTCTTCTGGTTCATCCATCAGAGAGTCCAGGGGGGCCAGGTTCACCGCGACGAGGTGGACGTCGCCGCCTTCGATCGGGTTCAAGTTCTCCAGGCGTTCGCGGGCCTCATTGATCGAGACCACGCCGGCCTGGATCAGGCGGGTGTAGTATTCGCCCGCGTCCTTCACGTTCGGACGGAGGAGGGTCGACATCTGGAACCGGATCTCCAGGGAGTCCTGGTCGTTCTCGCTGATCAACTTCACGCCGGCCTCCTGCTCGATCCTTCGAACCAGGGGGCCGATCGTAAACGTCGCGAAGTGCTTCCCCTGCTCCTCGGTATTCGAATAAGTGACGCCGGTCTCCAGGCCCAGGAGGGCCGGGGGGACTCCCATCGCGAGGGCGATCTGCTCCGCCTGCATCTTCCGCGCCTGCTGAAGTTGGGCGGACTCTGGGGCGGTCCCGATGCGCTCGAACTCGACGCCGTTCTCGAGGATCGCGGTCCGGTGGGCTCCGCTCGGTCCGTGGTTCCTGGAGTGCCAGGAGTTCCGGAGCCGCTCGAATTGCTCGTCGGTTAGGGAGTGGGCGGTCTTGAGGATCCCCGAGACGTTCCCGCCGCTCGTGAAGAACGAGGAGGCGTAACTCTCCGCGGACCTCATCAGGCCGATCGTTCGCCGGTGGGCGTTGATCGGCGACTGGGATCTGAAGGCCTTCAGGACGAAGACCTCCTCCTCCAGATAGACGTCCTCGGAGTCGGTGTTCATATATGCGGGGCGGCCGTCTGGAAGTTCGGCGTCCTTCACGTTCGCCGGATCCAGGACTTCGAGGGACTCGATCGCGCCTCCCCCGTCCCGATGGATCAGGACGAAGGCGCGGCCGTAGAGGTAGGAGTCGGAGACGACCCTCTCCCAGAAGTCGAAGGCGGTCATCCCTTCGATCGGACTCCTCCGGATCAGACGGCGGAGTGGGTGGTCGACTCGCTCCTGGGAGTCGCCGTTCACCTCGTAGACGTCAACGTCCAGGGACGCGATCGTCTGGGCGATCTTCTGGATACAAGCGGAGACGACGGAGACCTCGAGGGCCGCCTGGGGAGAGATCCCTCCCTGGCCGTCCCCAGATCCGAAGACCTGGGCGAACCTGGAGGCGGCGAGGTCTTCGCCGTACCCTCTCGACTCTTGGGTCGGTGCGGGCGTGAATAGGTTCCGGACTCGGTCGATCAGTGCCATATCACGCAAAAGTCCGAAGGGGTCCAGGTGTTGAACTTGTCCCAGGGAAAAGTCAGAACTCCCAGTCGATCCTCGCGTCGTGTTTTCGGTCCGGATCCTCTTCGCAGTGTCTCCCACTTCCCCGGCAATCGGGGCAGGTGTGCCACTCGGGGAACTCCCACCCGGTGGGACCCACTTCACCCTCTCCGCCGCAGGTCTCGCAGACCTCGACGTCGTCTTCTGGTTCGTTGCTCATTGGAAGATCTTATTCTCCACAAGATACTCCCCCTCGGCCGTCAGTTCCACGAACGCGGCCCCGTGGTTCCACTGGTTCCTGGGGAGGTAGTCGGGGGAGAGTTGGCAGAGGGCCCCGATCGTGTGGCCGTGTATCTTCTCCCCGAGGCCGTTCCGGATCTGGTGGGAGTCGGTTCGGTGGAAGTGGCCGCAGATCGTCGAGACGCCGGTCCGCTGAAGTAGCCACCGCGCCGGGTTGGTCCCTCCAGATCCTCGTCCGACTTCGTGGCCGTGAACGATCAGGAGATCCCCGGCGGTGATGTTCCTCCACTCGGAGACGACGTCGACGTCCGGGAGTTCCTTCTGGAGGATCTCCTCCAGGGTGAACCCGGGAAGGTCGGCCAGGGCGGGGGCGTGGCCCTGGAGATACGTCTCGAATCTCTTCTCGTGGTTCCCGAGTTTGATCACTATCTGGGCGGAGGCGAAGACGCGGGCGAAGATCTTCACGATCTGGACCGCGTCCTTCAGTTCCTGGGCGAACGTCCGCGCGGTGGGATCCTTCTCGAACCTGCTCAAGTGGTAGGCGTCGAGGAGGTCTCCGTTCACCAGGACGTGAGAGATCGGACCACGATCTCGCCCGAAGGCGATCGCGGCCCTGATCGCGTCGGGGTCGTGGTATGGGACGTGAACGTCGGAGACGATCAGGATCCGGGCCGGCCCTTCGATCGCGTAGGGAGTGCGGTCAGTGGTTGGGGCCGGTGTCGGGATCTTCATCGTCGGATCGTCTTCTCGAGTGTTCGTCCTGCGAAGTATGCGCCGCAGATAGTGAGGGCCAGGGTCTCCAGTAGACCGGCGAAGGCGTCGGAGACGTGGAACCCGATCCCCTGGATCGAGTCCAGGATCAGGACCACGAAAAAGAGGCCGAGGGTCACGATCAGGGCGAGGGGTCGGATCACCTTCGCGAGGTGGGCGTCTCCCTGGAGGTCGGCTTCCCACCTCTTCGTCGCTTCCTGGGCGGCCTGGATCTCGTGGTTCAGGAGCCGATCGAACTCGGCCCTCTCGTTCTCGGAGATGTAGTCCTTCCCGTCGACGAGTTTCTTCACCACTCCCAGGACTCCCTGGTCTGGGAGGACGTCGCCCACTTCATCGAGAAGGAGGGGGACGTTCCTCTTCATCCACTGCCCGAGGGAGGTCTCGCGGATCGGTCGGTTCACTGGTTCGTGTCCGTGGTGTTTTTGGTGATCACCGCCCCGGCCAGGGCGACGACGACGGCGCGAAGGTAGCCGAGGCCGGTCCCCTTCCACTTTGGATTAAGAGAGACCAGGACGTCGGCGAAGGTGAGGGCGGCGAGTGCAATCTCGGCCCAGTTGTCGAGGATCCAGTTCATACGGGCAAAGGTGACGCCGATCAGGTAGTGAGACCTTTCGGAGTCACAAGTCCACGAACGAACGGATCCAGGCGGAGATCTGGGACTGGGTCGGGGCGTAGTTGTCGACGGGCCTCCTCTGGGAGATCCGCGCCTTCATCTCCAGGTCGTCGAGTTCGTCCTGGGTGAACTGGATCCGAGGATCCTCCAGATCCAGGACGAGGTCCTCGATCTCGTCGAGGGTGTAGGTCGTGCCCTGGATCAACCAGACGAGACGGCGACGGCGGTCTTCCTGGTCTGCGATCGGGATCCCGTCGAACACGTCCTCCCACTCTCGCCCACTTCCTCCCACCGGTTACTCTTGAGGGCGTTCGTCTTCGCCGATCACGTCCTTCTCTCGGTAGAGTCCGCACAACTTCAGGACCACCCGCGAGAGGGCCCTCTTCTCGGCCATCTCGACGGCGTAGGGGTTCCGGTTGTTTTTGGAGGTGGCGGATCCGAACGTCTCCACCCGGTGGACCTTGATCGTCTTCCCCTCGTCGTTCTTCTCGTCCATCGTTCCGAGGGCGCGGATCACCACGAAGTCGGGGGCCAGGGACTCCACCACGAACTCGACCTCGATCCCCTTCAGGGCCTGGATCTTCTCGATCCCGGTCCTGGTCACGATCGTGAAGTGGTTCGAGACGAAGACGTCGTCCGGCGCGAGTCCGTGATCCTTGAAGAGTTTCGCGAGTCGTTCGCGTTCACTTGGGGAGAGGTTGTTCTTCATCGGTCGAGGATATCGTCCGAAGATAGTCCGCCTCGTTCCTCGTTCATCCGATGGACGGCCAGGGCGACGGCGGTCAGGAAGTCCTCCATCATCTCCTGATCCATCAGGAGGGCCTCGACGAGGGAGTCGATCAGAAGGCGACGGCGGTCTGGAGTGTCTCGGGTGATGTAGATCGCCGCGTCCCCTTCCTCGTTCGCGTGGAACCAGATCGCCGCGTTCGGGGAGTTCTCGAAGACGTCGTCGAAGATTATCTCCGCGTATTCATTCACCCGCCGGTCGTGTTTCGTGGTCCACTTCATCGTCGACTCTTAATTCCCCCGAATGTAACCAGGCCAGGAGGTCGGCGTTCTTTCGTTCCAAAACTTCGACCCGCTTCCGTAGTTCCCGGAGTTCGATCTCTTGCTGAACATTCACGCGGCGGGCGGCCATATGGGCCGCCGCTTCCGCTCCGAGGGCGTCCTCCAGTCCCGCAGAGTCGAGGAACAACTTCCCGAGGAGGAGGGTCGCCTTCTCGATCACGGCCCGATCGCTCCGGGTCATCGTCTCGGCGTGGTCTTCGAGGTAGGTCTCCACCCAAAACTGGAACCCGGCGGCGTCCGTCCGGTTCACGATCCGGTGGAGGAGGTCCATCTTCCCGTCGTTTTTGTACTGCATCGCGTAGAAATAAAGGGAGGCCCCGAAGGACCTCCCAGGCGGGGCCGGCGGCCGCCAGTAGAAACATAAACAAAACACCACGCCGGCCGGGCGTCGTTTCGCCCCGGTGGAGTTGTTGGAGAGAGGGATCAGATCAGGATCTTCTCGAGGTGTCGTTCGGCGTATCTCTTCGCCGCCGCGAGGCCGTGGATCAGACCGACGCGACCGCGCCCGTCGTGGACCTCGAACTCTCGGGCCCACTTCGTCGGGTGAGGGAACCCGCGGAGGACGATCGTCCGGCCGCGGTGGTGGGCGTAGTGGATCCCGTCCTCGTCGGACTCCCACCACTGGAGGCGGATCTGGATCCTCTCGGGGAGGAGGTGTTCCTGGTTCATCTTCTGGGGTATTGGGTTAATGCCCCCGGGCCGATCCCGGGGGCGTGTTTTCATTCAGTGGGAGGTGATCAGGTGCAGATGAAGCGGAGGTGCAGGCGAACCTGGGGACCACCTGCGAGGATCGTCCGGGCGTTGAGTTCCTTCCCGTCCTTGTCCTGGATCGCGAGGATGTAGTCGGCCCCGTCGGTCTCGAAGAACAAGACGCGGGCGGAGTCAGTGTCGAGGCCCTTCCGGACGACGGCCTTCTCCAGGGTCGCGAGGCGTCCGATCCAGGCGCGGAGGGCCATCTTCTCGAGACGCTCGTCGGATGGGTCTCCGTAGTCCGCGCCGACGCGGCCGAGGTAGTTCTTCGCCTTCTGGCCGTCTTCCTGCATCGCGAAGAAACGGCGGACCAGGAGGACGTCTTCCTCGTTCTCCGACTGGCGGAGGTCCTTCATCAGGTTGCGGTAGGTACTGCCCCAGGCCTTCAGGTAAACGTCGCCCACCTTCCACTCGGTGGTCTCGTAGGGGGCGGTCCCGTGGCGGTCGGTCAGGTTCCGGTCTTGGAACTTCTCCCAGATCGCGAAGGCGAACTCCTTCTCGTTCTGGCGGGCGTCCCGGACGACCTGGCGACGGCGAGCGATCTCGCGGATCGTGTCTTCCTTGTGTGCTTGGATGAACTGGGCCTTCACTGGTTCGAGGGCCTCTTCGATTGTAACTCCTTGGAAATCAGTAACTTGTGACATTTGTCGGGGGTGTTTGTTTGTGTTTCTGCTCGCAATATACACAAGAAACCCACAAAACACACCACCGGGGCGAAAAAATTCACCGCCTGGTCCTCCTTTGTTTGGATCTCCAGACGGAGAAGGCGTTCAGGGTGGGGAACTTCCACTCCCCGAAGAGGTCCTCGTGATCCTCCTCCAGGTCGTAGTAGATCTCCGTCAACGTCCGCCCGTCGCCCAGTCGATCCAGGAACTCCTCGAGGAACCCCTCCCGGGTGTAGATCCGGCGGGCGAGTCGGAGGCGTTCTTCTGGTGTTTTCATATGAGGCGGATCAGATCGTCGGGAAGTGGTTCATCGGTTCCGGCGTCGAAGGTCATCCACTCCCCGAGGGCCATCACCGCCGCGACCACGCCGTCCACCTTCCCGGATCGGGACTTCGTTATCTTCACGTTCCCCGCCGGGTCGTATTGGAGGGCGACGTTCCCGAACATCCACTCCGTCACGGGGTCCCCGTCGTGGCTGATCATTCCCCCGAGGATCAGGCGTTCGAGGTTCTTCGTCGGGGCGGACTGGGAGACGAAACCCATCCCGAACGGGGCGCAGTCGATCCCGTCGTTCGTTAGGTCGGTGATCAGTTGGGAGGAGTTGTATCGGTCGAAGGCCAGGGCCCGGATCGTGTACTTCGTCCCCAGGGAGTCCGGATCGTAGACGACGCGGCCGTCCTCTTCGACCTTGTGGCCGGTGATCCAGTGACGGACGAAGTCGAAGTCCGTCACGTTTCCCGGCGTGACGTGTACGTTCGGAAGGTTGGCGAAGGTTGCATATATCGAGGACTCGTCCGCCTCGAGTTTCCGTTCGATCGCCCTCTCGGGGAGGAAGTAGTGGATCCGGAGGAGGAAGTGGTCCGAGGCGATCGGGAAGAGGAGGGCGCAGGCGGTGAAGTCGGAGACGGAGGCGAGGTCGAGGCCCAGGAAGACCTCCGCGCCTGGTTCCGGTTCGGCGTCGGACTGGCACGATCTCCAGGCGTCCCTCCCGATCCACTCCGAGGAACTGGAGACGAAGAGGTTCCCGTGTTTCGTCTGGAACTCGACGACCGCCCGGCCGCCGATGTTTTGGGCCTGGCGTGATTGGCTCGAGAGATACTCCTCCGAGATGGAGACGCCGAGGCCCGGGTTCGCCTTGATCCAGGTCGCGGGATCCTTCCAGTCGTCGCCCTCGTCGAGTTGGTAGACGAGGGTCAGGGTCCGGTCGTCTTCCTTGATCTGATCGAGGACGTCCTTCCCCGTCTTCATCATCTGGGCGGCCGGTCCGTCGGTGATGAACCCGGCCGTCGTGATCGCGAGGGTGAGGCCGTTCCGTCGTGATCCCTGGGAGGACTTGATCACCCGCAGGAGATCGCCGTCCCTCATCCCGTGGAGTTCGTCCACGACTCCCAGGTTCAGGGAGAGCCCGTCGAGGCGGTTCGAGTCACTGGCGAGTGGCTTCACCACTCCGTCCCGCGGTCCCCGGATATCGTGGCGGCGAACTTCGAACCGGCGAGAGAGGGCAGAGTTCGCGGAGATCATCCTCCGGACCTCGTCGAAACCGATCCGGGCCTGGTCCCTCTTCGTGGCGGCGAAGACGTACTCCCCGGCGGCGTCCCCATCGAGGACGGCCATCGCGACGGCGATCGCGGCGGCGAGTTGGGTCTTCCCGGACTTCCTGGCGACGAAGAGGACGGCGGTCCGGTATCGTCGGAGTCCGGTCTCCCGTTCCCTCCACCCGAAGAGGTTCGCGACGAGGTAGGCCTGCCAGTCGGAGAGGATGAAGGGACGCCCGGCCCACTCCCCCCGGGTGTGGGACGTGAAGGTCTGGATAAAGGAGAGGAACCGAACGGCCTCCTCGACATCGAAGACCCACCGGAGAGAGTCGTCGGCGATCTCGTCGACGAATCGTTCGACGTCCTTCCGGACGTACTCCCCGACGACGATCCTCTGGGCGAGGACGTCCTCGGCGTATCGTTTCCACCCGTCGAGGTTGGGTTCACCCGAGGAACTCGTCGAGGTCATCTCCTTCTGATTGTTTCGAGTTGGCGGAGGCGGCGGCGGTGGCCGCTCCGAAGAGTTTCGCCCGATCGAGAGGCGAGAGTCCCAGGCGGGAGGATAGCTTCAGGACGGACGCCTCGATCCGGTCCTTCGCGGTCTGGAGGCCGGAGATATTGGAGGACCCGTTCTCGAAGGTCTGGATCACGTCCTCGACTCCTTCGATCTGGTTCGAGATACTGATCCAGAGGGTGAGGTTCTTCGCGAGGATCGTCAACGCCAGGGAGTCGACGACCTCGAGGAGTCCCTTCGCGTCCAGGAAGTCCGCGATCGCGTCGAAGTACGCCCGGGCCTCCGGGGTCAGGTCGGCGATCGGTCGGATCTCCCCCCGCGCGATCTTGTGGGAGTCGTTCGTGGAGATCTCCTCGTCCTTCGTTGCCTGGCGGCGGCCCACTTCGAGGGCCTGGAGGGCGCGGAGTCGTTCGTCGGTCTTGTCTGCCATCGCCCGAAGGTCGTCACGCTCGCCCGAAGTTCGACGAAGGGGCAGGGGAGAGGAACTCCCCCCCCCTCGAAACGTCACAGATCGACGCGATCC